TTGCCTACAGTGAGGATGATGCTATCGACCGCGTCCTGGACACTACCAGTGACGACCTGACCCTATTGCAATGCGGTGAAGTGGAGGCACGTTTATGAGCAAGATAAAAATCCAACTGGTCGAGGATGAACAGGAAACGCCTAGCGTATCTGAGTGGATGTGGAAAGGCTTGAAGACGCTCTTGAAGTACGTGAGCCTCTTTGCCATTGCCTGCTTCGCCGTCGGTTACTTTTACAGCTGTTAAAGGAATTTTCAAATGAACAACACACCAGCATTTCCACTCCCTAACATGAACACAGGCATGACCCTGCGAGATTATTTTGCAGCCAAGGCTATGCAGGGACTGATTTCAGAACCATCTACACAAGGAACTATGGAGGAGTTTGCTAACAGGGCTTACAAAGTAGCAGACGCAATGATGAAAGCGAGGGGGGAAACAAAATGATACCAACACCAAAACTTCGTTGGATTAACAGGCCGATTCCAAATTTCTCTCTTCGTGTTGAAAGGGTTCTCCAGCAATGGTGGGAACAGGACAACAGCATAAATATGGGATGGGGTGACATTCCAATAAATACACCAAAAGGTGAATGGCGTGATGTGCCAATAGAAAAGGAAACAGAATGAAAATAATCAAAGACGTTCCCGCTACGGCAAAAAAGAAACGCAGGATAACAGTTGAACTGCAACACGATGACGAGAAACTCATGTCGTTTAGGCCAAACCATTACTACAAGATGGGAGAGCCTACAGAAGACATCGTGCAGGGCTACACCATCATCGGTGCATGGCCCACGGACTGGTGCTCAATAGCGCAGGAGTGGCAGATATGAAAGAAGAATGGTTATTTCCGAACGCATTTGTACCTGTGGACGTTGAAACAACATCAGCACTTGTGGTTGAAATCAAACGGCTGATTGATGTTGTTGGCGGCATGGCCTTGGCACAGCCAGCACAAGCGCCTGACAACGGCGATGAATTGACCATTGCGTACATGAGTGGCGTACATCGAGGCAAAGAACTCGCAGCACAGCCAGCACGTAAAGATTTTTTAGATGAGGTCGATACGGTTGGAAAGTTTGTCGGCGATGTAAAAGCTAATTTTGTTGACGAGGTGAACCGGGCACAGCCAGCGCAAGAGCCTGTGGCGTGGCACGACAAGATTATGGGCATGGAAGTCAGCATGGATGTGTCAACGGGCGAGGATGACATTGACCACCGTGTCTATGGTCAGGTTTATGAAGTAATTTTGTCTGATGGAGGTGGCACACCTGACGTAATTCTTGCAATTAAATCTGAGCAAAATTACACCACCCCACCCGCACAGCCATCACAAGAGCCTGACTACGCCTACCCGACCATTGAAGGATACGAAGAAATCACTGGGTTCAAAGTAAATGACACGTTCAGAATGGGATGGGCTATGGCTAGAACCACCAATGACTTATTCAGACAAATGGAGAAGCAAACATGAAAGAAGACTTAACTAAACTTCTTATGCAGAGCTATGACGAAGGGGTTAAAGATGCTCTGGATTCCGTTAAGGAAGCCCTTGCAGCACAAGAGCCTGTAGCGTGGCTTGATGAAGAAAAGAAAATTATCTATTGGCACAACACGCATGAGACTGATGATTACCACGGGTTTAAGCGTTCAACACCTCTCTACACCACCCCGCAACAACGCAAGCCGCTGACGGATGATGCTCGTGGCTTGCTTGTGATTGAACACCTTGGCCCAAATGCTTTGCTTCATAAGCCAATGAGCATCTATGACGTATTTCACATGGGTATTGATGCCGCCGAAGCCGCCCACGGAATTAAGGAATCAGAATGACTCACATCACAATTCAACGGTCAGCAATGGAAACCGTGCTTGAGGCGTTATGGACAACTGCAAACCCTAAAGCAGAAGAAGCCATCACCGCCATCAAAGCAGCCTTGGCACAGCCAGCACACGTCATAAGTGAAAAAGAGCAGTTGAAGCAGTGGATTGCAACAACGAATTACTACAGAGCAAAGCGAGAATATGAACCGGACGCAGCACAGCCAGCACAAGAGCCTGGTTGGGTATGGGCTTGCAACGAATGCGGGTCGCAGGAATTTACATCAATACTCTCTGAAGCTGACCTTAAGCATCTTGCGTGTGCGGGGTGTGGGTGCGACGAGTTTCATAAAGAAGCCAAATTGAAGGACAAAAACAATGGATAAAAAAGAAACTTATTTGGGTGATGGCGTGTATGCCAGCTTTGACGGCTATCAGATATGGCTTGCGGTCAACCACCATGCGAACAATGTGGTTGCATTGGACCCAATGGTGTTTGATCGCTTATGCCAGTATGTTGAAATGCTAAAAATGTCAAATGTCGACTTCAAGGCGGAAACCACATGACCCCCGACGAACTGGTGACCCGATTTAGAAACCTGTTAAAAGCTATCAAACAACTTAGAGGAATATTATGAGACCCGCTACTTTCTCCACACAAGAGCCTCCCGTTTTCATCGACTGCGTAGAAACTAAGGAGTACATCAGCGGTTTGCGCAGAAGAATTGAGGTGCAAAACGACCTTATGGAGGCTTTGGCCACGGAAGTCCATGGGCTTAAGAAGGAAAACGCCCGTTTGGGGGATGAAGTCGAGAAACTTTCCCTGGACTTAGGGATCAAGAACGAGGAAGTCGGGGCTGGGTGGACAGAGGTGCCCAAGTGACACCGTCTCTGCAGGACATCATCCAGGCCCTCGATCCACGGACCATGGTCCAAGTGGTCATCATCACCGCTGGCGGGCAGAAGTACGCCCTCATCGGGCCCGTGATTCAAGACCCACGGATCACGGAGTTTAACGAAGTGACGGAGATTGAGTTTGGCGAGCTGCTGCCCATGGAGGTGGCGGCCAAGATGCTGTCGGGGGAGCACCGGGAGTGGTGGGGGACGGGGTTACAGTGACCTAGCGTCCCGGGCCGTCCGTGCGGTCAGTCTCCACTAGGTTGACAATGCGGATGTCTGTGCGGTCCCCGTTTAAGAACTTCAAGCGCTTCTCGGGCCAGTAGCCCATGTCCAAGGCCCATGAGACCTTGGCCGCCAAATACGACACCCCGTCAATGTTCACACGAAGCTCGTTGCGCGGGGTCTCATACCCTGCAATTGACCCCACGGCACGCCCTTTACGGCCCACGCGCCAAATCAACACCCCCATTCCACCCGGTTCATAGTCAAAAAGCTCGTTCAAGCGCTCAATCGAAGGATGTAACATGGTTCAGGCTCCAAAAAAGAGTGGTGATGGGTGATTGTATAGAGATAAACGGTAAATGTATAGAGGTAAATGGGCCGAGGACCACGGACCGGGGCCAAATTCGCGGATATATATAGAGTGAAAAAATATATGTTACGTGGTAAAAGTTTTGTGTTGAAAATGACGTAATAGATGTAATGGTGTAATAAGGTAAGTGAATCAATGGGTTAGGTTAATACAGTATGGATATACAGGTGTATGGTGTGTAATTCACATAAAATGCGCGCGAGCTAACTTTTTGAAAAAAACTTTTCATACGTTGGTCTATTTTTTCCTAACTAAAACCCTGAATTTGACCCTTTTTGCCCTTGTTGTTGCGTTAGGTGTGGTTTTGTTGCACAATGTAGGCATGAACATCGAAAAAAACATTCCCCTCCCTGGTGGCGTTGACCCCCGCGAGCGCTACCCATTCCCTGATATGGCCATTGGCGACAGTTTCATGATCTTGGATGCCACCTGGATCAAGAACCTGCGCAGCGCTGCCTACATGTACTCACGCAGGCATCCCGGCACGCGGTTTACCTGTCGACGCCATGGCGAAGGCTGGCGACTTTGGCGGGTGGCCTGATGCCTCGCAAAGGAACCTCCAAGGACGAGAAGTTTTTGGCCGGCAAGAGCTTGGGCGGAAGGCCTGCGGTTGTTGAATCCAGGGTGACCGGCGTAGTCAAGCCCCACAAGCCAAAAGTCCTGACACCTCAGGAGTGGAAGTTTGTGGAAGAGTTTTGTGCTGGCGACGGCCACGTCACCTTGAAAGAGGCGGCGATCCGCGCAGGCTACGGTGAGACATGGGCAAAGACCCGGGCCCGTGACCTGACCGACCCCGAGACCTGCCCGCATATCGTGGCCGCGATCCAAGAGCGAAGGCGCGAGCTGGGCGAAAAGTACGGTACTACGTTTGAGCGGCACATGCGAGACCTGCAGGTTATTCGCGATCAGGCGCTGCAAGCTGGCGCGTATGGCGCGGCCGTTCAGGCTGAATACCGAAGGGGCCAGGCCCTGGGTTCGATTTACATCGACCGCAAAGAAATTCGCCACGGCACAATTGACAGCATGAGCAAAGAAGAAGTCATGCGCAAGCTGGAAGAAATCAAACGCTTGTACGGCGGCAACGTCGGGCCTATTGTGGACGTGACCCCTAAGCAGATCGAGGAAGAGCCCGAAGAGGAAGAAAACGATGGCATTGAAACCGGAAGCGAACCTGTACAAGCGGTTAAAAGAGAACCTCCCAAACTGCCATTTCACCCGGATTGAGTCCAGGGTAAACCTGGGCATCCCGGACTGCCTGCTGGCATTCCCGCATGGCTTGTTTGTGATGGTCGAGCTCAAGGTGGTCAAACGCGGCCGCAAGGTAAACCTGTCCCCGCATCAGGTCGCCTTTCACATCAAGCACGCAGACCTGCGCTGCCCGACTTACATTTTGGTGCAGTACCAACCGGCCGGGACTACGCACGCGAGCCGGTCCGAGCTACTGCTATTTTGTGGCGAGCAGGCGATTGACCTGGCGACCCTTGGCGTTGACACTCCCGCACTGGCCCGGTGGCCGTGGACGGGCGTGAGCTGGGCCGATCTCAGAAAGCATTTAGTAGAGAGTTGACTTGTATGTAAAAGTTGTGATAGAGTTACAAACAGGGCGAAAGCAGACGACGGCGATTATGTGGGTTCATCCATGACCTGGTTTTGTGAGTAGCCCACCTTTTATCAACCTAGAAAGAGAGAAAGACATGACTACAAAGACCGAGGTATGGTTTGGCAATATGACCCATGGCACGTTTTACGTTGCGGGCAGAGACGACGAGGAGCCCTGCGTCATTATTCACAGCATTGACGAAAAGCGAATGATGGACTTAGACAGGGAAGACGTCGACGACCTTATTTGTGGCGGCGGGTATGACAGCTATTTGGTGCCCAGTGAATTCGAGGGCGTCGTTGTTTTTTCATCTAAAGAGGTGACGCAATGAATCAGGCTTTTTACGTGCGTTTTTACAATCACCCGGGAAACTACCAAGAGCGCTTTGTTTGGATCGTGCCCGACCGGGCCGTTCTGGACGCGGACATTGAGTGCTACCTGGACATCATGCGAGGCTCAAAGCTAGAGGCCACCCGTTTTTTGTGTAATACATCAGACGAGCCCGCAGGCTTTGACCTTTGACTATGCGAAGGCGCGAACGAAAGCGCTTGCGACAGTTACCAAGGCCGCCACCGTGCCCGGAGCAGCAACGCGCAAACACGCGGGGCTTAATCCGTCGCCTGCTGGGCTTTTGGCTATTCCACAAAGTATTCGGTGGTGACAGTTGACAAGTTGATAAAAGTAGATTTATAATTTAATCAGGCCGAGCGATCCGCAAAGCCGTAACCCTAGAAAGAGAGAAAGAAATGGAATTCAATACACTCATGCAGGCCCTTGTAAAAGACATCGCCGAGCAGCTGCGCCCCATGGTGGTCGAGATGGTCCGCGAAGAGCTGGCCAATGCCGAGGGAGACAACGCCATGGCAGGGATTGCGCATAACATTGACCTGGAAAAATTGGCCGAGCACATCGACATGGAGAATTTGGTAAACGAGCTGACCGATTCGCAGCTGAACGACATCGCGGGCGAGATCGACCTGTCCGACCTGGCCGGAGAATTCGACACCGACAAGATCGGCCAGGCGGTAAGGGCTAACGTTGACCTGGACGAAGTGATCCGCGACTTTTTCCAAAATAATACTTTTTCTGTCCGACCATAAGGGGCCAGCATGCGACACGAAACAAACACGAAATTTATTGTCCGCGTAATGGAGCAGGCCAGCACGGGCCCGCTCATGCAGGCTTTTGTTTTGGAAGCCCTGCGCCGTTATTCGCTTGAAATTTTGGCCACCGATACCCCGGCCGACGCTGAAACCGGTTTTATTTCCTGGAATGCTTGGCAGGCGTGCGCCACCGAAGCCGACCAGGCACTGGCCGACCGTCGGAGCTGATCCCGTTCGCTTTTTTGATTAACCCGGCCGCGTGCCGGGTTTTTTATCTGCAGGTAGTTGACAAGTTGATAAACACTAGACTAAAATAAATCCAGGCCATGCAATCGCCCGGCCACCTAGAAAAAAAGAAAGCGAGAAATTATGTTGAAAACCGTAAAGCATTCCGGCAATAAAAAAACCGGGCCGATCGCCGTAACTTATCGCGCCGGTGGCCATAATGTTTTTGCCACCTGCCCGAAAGCCTGCGCATTAAACCCCCAGGGCCAGCACGCGGCCGACCTGGTCGACCTGGATTATTTGCAGGCCGTGCGCCAGGCCGTGCCCCGTAATGGCCAGGCTTGGACCTATTCGCATTTTCCGGCCGAGCTGCTACCCGTGCCCGCGCCTGGTGAAACCGTAATAAATGCGAGCTGCGACACGATCCCCCAGGCCCTGGCCGCCGTGGCCGCTGGCCGCCCGGCCGTGGTGGCCGCCCCGTCGGGTACGGTTTGGCCGTACACCGTCGACGGCGTGCGCTTCATTCAATGCCCGGCCGAGCTGGCCGAAAATTTTAGCTGCGATCAATGCGGCGGCGGCCGTCCGTTGTGTGCACGCGGCGACCGTGATTATGTTGTCGTGTTTGTGGCGCATGGTAGCGGCGCGCGCCTGGTCGGCGACGATACCCCCGGCGGCTGCTATGGTAACGGCGGCCCGGTCCGCTTGGCATGGGAATCGACCAGGAAAACCGGCGACGCCAGCGACGGCGCGGCCGTGGTTCGCTTTGCCCGTTCGCTCCCGCCTGGTTCGCTGCTACGCCACCACGTGGTCGGCGACCTGGGCATGGCCAAATAAAATTTATTTGTTGACTTGTTGACAAACGGAAAAACTTTAGACTAAAATAAAACCGTCGGGGGATTTTCCCCGGCACCTACCAAAAGAAAGCGAGAAATTATCATGGCTCATATGATCGACGAAACTACCGGCCGCGCCGCTATTGCATACGCTGGCGAAACCCCTTGGCATGGCTTGGGCCAAGCCCTGACACCTGGGGCCAGTATTGAAACCTGGACGCGCGAAGCCGGGCTGGCTTATGACGTGCTTGAGAGTCCGGTTAAATATTCAACACCGGCCAGCACCGACCTGCAAACCTGGCCAGCGCGCAAAGTGTTGCACCGCTCGGACACTGGCGCGCCCCTGGCCGTCGTGTCGAATGCTTACAACGTGGTTCAACCTGGCCAAGTGATGGATTTTTTTCGGTCCCTGGTCGACCTAGGAGGGTTCCAGCTCGAAACGGCCGGGGCGTTAAGTGACGGCCGCCGGGTTTGGGCCCTGGCCAGCGTGGGCGACGCGGCCCCCGTGGTGAGCTCCGACCTGGTTAAACCGTACTTGTTGCTGGGCACGTCATACGACGGGACCATGGCGACAGTTGCGAAATTTACGGCGATTCGCGTGGTTTGCAATAACACAATCACGGCCGCCGTCGGTGGCTACAGTAACGGCCGCCCGACTAAGGGCGAAAGCGAAATAAATACCGGCTATTTAAAAAGCGCCGTTCGTGTATTGCATTCCGAGAAATTTGACGCCGACGCGGTCCGCCTGCAGCTGGGAATCGTTGCGAACGCCTGGGAGGGTTTTTTAGTACAGTCGCGCCAGCTGGCCGGGTTTGGCATGGATCAGGATCAGGCCGACGCGTTCGTGGCCGAGCTGCTCCGCCCGTACCATTCCAGCGCCCGGCCGGTGACTGAATCCCGCGCTTATGTTCGGATCATGCAATTATTTAACGGCGCGGCGATCGGCTCCGACCTGCCCGGCGTGGCCGGTACCCGCTGGGCCATGCTTAACGCCGTGACCGAGCTGGTCGATCATGAGCGCGGCCGCTCAAACAATACCCGAATGGAATCCGCCTGGTTTGGCACCGGGGCCGCGCTTAAGGCGCGCGCCGTCGACCTACTGGCCGTGGGGGTTTAATCATGGGCTGGCTTTTTTCTACACGTTGGGAAACCCGGGCCGATATGGTCCGGCACCTGCGCCGCCCTGACCGGTTCGGCGACCGCCTGCAGCTGGTGCGCGCATGCGTTACCGGTTCGCATCATTGGTATCTAGTGCGCGAGCTGGCCACCGGCCAGCACTGGATCGGCTTGGATTTGTTGCAATCCGGCCGGGGCGACGGTTGGGGGTACAAGGACCTGGACGAGAGCGCGGGCCCCTGCGACGCTGATTGTCCGCTGGCTTACCTGGACGCGCCGCACGCCGAGCGCGACGGGTTCGCCGCGCAGTGGCGCGAACGTGTCCGGGCTTACCACGCCGCACGCCAGGCCAAGCCCGAGCCGGTCGCCGGTGCATGGGTGTCCTACGGTGGCCGGGTTTATCAGCTGCAGCGCCCGGCCGGTTCGCGCCGTGGTTGGCACGTGGTCGACGTGTCCGGCCGTGGGTTCCGCATGCCCGCCCGCGCCATGGCCCAGGCCAAGCCCGCGCCCGGCCATGCCCTGGCCGCCTGAGCTGCGCGCCCTGGCCACCGAGCCCGGCCGCGTGCCGGGCTTTTGTGCTTGTTGCATACAGTGGATTTTTTAGACTAAAATAAAATCCCCGGCCACGGTGGCCGGGGCTAACCCTAGAAAGTGAGAAATTATGAGCTGCTTTGTTGTTAACGATTACCACGTTTCCGCCCTGGTCGCCTGGGCTATCCGCCAAGGCTTGGACCTTGACGCGTCGCCCGATTCGGTCGCCCATGCCTTGGCCAGTGCAAACCGTCGCGCGTATTCCGAGCGCTACCAGGGCCGCTACGATTCCGAGCTGGTCGCGTTCGGTGGCTTGGACCGTTCGGCCGGTGCCGACCTGGCACCGGTGGCGATTGTGAAAGCCTGCAATTGTCTCGATTACCAGGCCAGCGACTGGTCGCGCTGGAATGATTCCGACGCGTTCGGGTATTTGGCTTTAATTCAGCGCGCCGCCGTCGCCCTGGCCGATCCGGCCCGGGCCGCTCCCCTTGATCGTTTTCTCCCCGGTTATGACGCGGCCCCATGGTCCCTAGACAAACCCGACGCCGCCGCCGAGCGCGACCGCCGCCTGGCTACGCTGGACTATCCCGACCACGAGCTGGCCGCGATCCGGGCCGCCCTGGCCGCTACCAGGTGCGCAGCATGAGCGCCGACCGCCTGCGCATGGTGCAGCTGGTCGCCGTGGCCGACGCTGGCCTGGTCCGCGTCGCCTGGTCCGCCACCTGGTCCGAGTACACGGTCCGGGCCACCGGTCCCGACGGTCAGCTGGTCGCCGAGTATTTCACCGACGACCGCGCCGACGCCATGGGCACGGCCGACGCCATGCTGGCCCAGCTGGCCGACGCCGCCGGGCTGCCTGCCTGAGCCTGGCCACTTTCACCCAAACCAAGCCCGGCCGCGTGCCGGGTTTTTTTGCGCCCGGTATCTAACCCGGCCGCCATGGGTTATGCCGATTTTGCATGACTTATGCCGATTTTGCATAACGTCCCCAATTAATCCAGGTTATGCCGATTTTGCATAACGTCCCCAATTAATCCAGGTTATGCCGATTTTGCATAACTAAACCGGCCGCCATGGTGGCCGCCCAGGCTTGGCCCGTGGCCCCGGGCGCTGGCCGCCTGATCCGTGGCCCGCGTATCGTGCGCAGCTGGGACCGGCTCGCGCCCTGGTGGCCGTGGCCCGTGGGGCCCGGCGCGTGGCCCGTGGGGCCTGCAGCTGGTGCCGGTCGACCTGGTGGCCTGGGGCCTGCAGCTGGGACCGTGGGCCGTGGGGCCCGGCCTTGGTGCCGGTGGCCGTGTTTGTGTTTGTATGTCGCCCGGTCCCGTGTTTGTATGTCCGGGCTCGCACGTACAAACACCCAGGGCCGCGCAGCTGGGACCGTGGCCGGTGGCCGTGGGCCGCGTCGCCTGGGCCGCGTCGCTTGGGCCGTGGCCGCCGGTTCGCGCGCCCTGGCGCGTGGGCAAAGGCCCGGCCACCCGGGGGCCCAAAAAACGGGCCGGGTGCAAGCTGCGCGGGCTCTAGCCCGTTTTTACGCGGTCAGTGGTGCACAAAACAGTTTTTAAGGTCCAGCAATAAAGGGCCCCCTGTTTTTGTGGAACGATTTCGCTTGCAATTTATTTGTATTCGTGGAACAATCGGTTCCATGAAAACAACTTGCTCAAAATGTGACGGTCCAAACGATCGGTTGCCGCAACGCTATTGCCGCGCGTGCCATGCTGCGTATGCCAGGGAAAATCGTCCACGGCACGTGGACCTTTCTGAGGAGCAACGCAAGCGGTCCGTGGCCCGTGCATATGCCAACGTGTACCAACGCAGGGGAAAACTTTTCCCTGAACCCTGTGCCGCGTGCCGCGATCCTTCTGCCCAAAAGCATCACGACGACTACAGCAAGCCGCTGCAGGTCACATGGCTTTGCCGGAAATGTCATCTGACACTACACTTGAACGACAAAACTCTCCACGTGGAACAATTATGATCCCTGACGACATTGAAGCAAACCGCTTGCGCCTTGAATATCGGCTCGCGCAGATTGACACGCAAGACAAGGCCCGGACTAGCTTCATTGACTTTGCCCGCTACGTCTGGCCCACCGCGATCATTGGTGAACACCACACGATCATGGCCAAAGCCTTTGACCGAATTGCTGCGGGGTCCTTGAAGCGCTTAATCATTAACATGCCGCCTCGACACACAAAATCTGAGTTTGCGTCCTACCTCCTGCCCGCCTATCTCATGGGCCGCGATCCGCGAACCAAGGCCATTGAAGCAACCCACAACAGCGAGCTCGCCGTGCGCTTTGGTCGCAAGGTCCGTGATCTGATGGACATGGACACCTACAAGGAGGTGTTCCCCGATGTGACCTTGAAGCAGGACTCCAAAGCCGCCGGCCGGTGGGATACGAACAAAGGTGGGGAGTACTTTGCTGTCGGTGTGGGCGGCGCGATGACCGGCCGTGGCGCTGACGTCTTGATCATTGACGACCCGCATTCGGAGCAGGATGCCATGAGTGAGCTTGCTTTGGAGAACGCATGGGAGTGGTACATCTCTGGCCCACGCACGCGTTTGCAGCCAGGCGGTGCGATCGTGATTGTGATGACGCGCTGGGGCACGAAGGACCTTACGGCTCGCTTACTCAAGGCACAAAAATCACGCAACGCGGACCAGTGGGAGGTGATTGAGTTCCCCGCCATCATGCCTAGTGGTAAACCCTTATGGCCAGGCTTTTGGAAGATTGAGGAACTGGAAGGCGTGAAAGCCACTTTGTCTGCACAGAAGTGGAACGCGATGTACCAACAGCAGCCCACCAACGATGAGGGCGCTATTTTGAAAAGGGAGTGGTGGAAAGTCTGGCCAAAGGACGAGCCGCCGCTTGTGAACTACATCATCCAGTCCATGGACACGGCGTATTCAAAGAAAGAGACGGCTGACTTTTCTGTCATCACGACCTGGGGTGTGTTCTACCTAAGCGAGGACTCAGGGGCGTCGATTATGTTGCTTGACGTTAAACGAGGACGCTGGGATTTTCCCGAGCTCAAACGCATTGCAAAGGAGCAGTACGACCTTTGGCAACCGGACAACGTGCTGATTGAGGCGAAGGCCACGGGTACTCCGCTCCAGCAAGAGCTGCGAAGAATGAACATCCCGGTGACGATGTACTCCCCGGGCGGGCGGCGCACGGGCACGGACAAGGTGGCGCGGGCCAACGCAGTGGCTCCTGTGTTTGAGGCAGGCATGGTTTGGGCCCCGGATACGGAATGGGCCGAGCTCCTTGTCGAGGAATGCGCGGCCTTCCCCAATGGAGACAACGACGACATGGTTGACAGCACCACCATGGCCATGGACAGGTTTAGGCGCGGCAACTTCATCACCCTGGGAACAGACGACGTTGAAGAAAGTCAAGCCAAGGACCTTGTGCCAGAATACTATTGACGCTTAAAATGTCCAAACTAATTCCTTGGCCGGGGTGATATGACAAAGAAATCAAAATACGATATGCCTGCTGTCCAAAACTTTGCGTTTGGCGGCATTGCCAATCCTTCGCAGCGGACCATGATCCGTGGCTCGGACAAGCAATACTTTGACGCGCGTCAAAAAGAGCTGGACGCTTTTGAAGCGCAACGCGTGGCATACAACGACAGTTTGACCAAGTGGCAAAACGAAGTCTACACCCCGTACAAGGCGCAGATAGCAGAGTACAACACGGCTGTTGACGCGTACAACGCAGGGCCACGGACCACGGACTATACCGGGCCGGCCATGCCTACACCTGGACGGGAATTTGACGGAACCGCCCCTACGGTGCCGTTTAAGGAAGAGGACGTAAAAGCGCGCCAGCAAGCTGCGGCCATGCGTGCACGTAACGACGCAGCCGCCCGCGCTACGGCCATTGACGTAGCAAGCGACCCAAGCAGATTTAACTTTGGCTCGATGTCCGTGAGCAATCGCTTCATGGCAGAGGGAGGCGAAGTCACGCAAGACGACTCACGCGACAAGGCTGCCAGTTCTGTCATCAAAGACTTTGAAAGCTACGGCTACACCAAAAAAGAAATCATGGCACTGGCCGACGAGGTAGCGGCAGCTGGCCGTGGCGGCGACGAGCTGCTGGCCTACCTGTCACCCGAGTCGGTAGAGCTTTTAAAAGCAAACGGCGGCGCTGGGACCACTAACCCTGTCACTGGCTTGCCGGAGTTCTTGAGCCCAGTACTAGGCGGAATTTCCGAAGCACTTAAACAGGGGATAATGGAAGAGCAAGCAAAACAAGCGGCCGCAGACAAAGCAGCAAGTGATGCAGCAGCGGCGGCGGAAGCAGCAAGGCTGGCGGAATTGCAAAAGACATCGGTAATGAAGGACCCAGGGCAGATAGGAAAGCAGCCCTATCGCTCTGATGCATTTCCAGCTTATTTCTTTGCAAAGGAGGCGCTAGAGGCGCAGCAGGAGCGTGATCGCATGGCCGTAGCTTCCGCAGAGGAGTTGCTAAGGCAGGCCCAAGAGCGCGAGCGCATGATCGCAGCCCCCGTCATTGGAACAAACCGAACCCCGGTTGCTTCCATAGCGCAGCCTTCATTCCAAAGCACACCTCAGTTCAGCTTTGCAAATTCCCCGTCCCCTAATTTCTCGGGTAATGCAAGCGTCCCGCAGTCCACGGTCCGTGACTCGACCAACAGTTATGCCCCCGTCAATGCGCAGGACGTGCCCACCTACTCAAGCCGGGGCGTGGGCGCAATCAGTAGCATTGGCAGTGCACGTGACATGGCCACAAGCGCAAACAGGAACTTGTCGCCTGTTGTGTTAGGTAGCACACAGAACGCAAACAACCTGTCGCCTACTATGTTGGGCGGGGCACAGAACGCGGGCTTCTTCACAGACCGCTTGGGCAACCAAATCTATGCTCCCGGCATGGGGCCCGTCAGTACCCCAAGATATGCCAAGGGCGGTGACGTGGACTTAAAAGCCTTACTGGCGCAGAACACCGAGACCATGTCAAACGAAGAGCCTGAAGAAGCCACCAACACAAATCCCGTGGGCACAGCGCAGAAGATGTTGGCAGACCTTGGCGGCGCGGGCCAAGCATCGCCCACACGTCAAGCAATCAAGCGCGTAAGGACAGCTCCTGGCGGTGGTGCAACTTCTGACAAGGCAATGCAGATGGCGTATGAAGCGCTGTCCAAGGGCGACTTAAGTGCAATGAAGGACGTGACACCCGCAGCGCGGAACACGGACTCTGCACGTGCGCAGATGGAAGAACTCGCCCGCATCTACCAGATGAAGATCAGGGCAACGCAGGAAAAAGCCAAGGGCCTGTCCGCAGACACCTTTGGCGCGCCGACCTTGGAAGGCCCAACACTGACCAAGGGCAAGCTGACCAAGAAGCGCTTCAAGGACGGCGGTGAAGCAAAAAAGTCCAGCGCGGTTGCTGACATTGGCAAGTGGCTTAAAAACAATGACATCAACCCCTCAGATTTCTTGGCAGCATTGGGTCGTGTCAGTGCTGTGGCCGGATCGGCATTGACGCCGTCCACTTTGAACGAGGGCGAAGACGCAGAGCTTGCACGTCGTCGTACTATGCCGCCAACTGTGACTCGCGCCGAGGGTAGCCCTGAAGAGGGCGAAACAAGCATTAAGGACCGGCTTATAGGTGCTGGCGAAACTGCACTGACCTTGGGCACCGGGGCGTTGTCCTCTGTAGTGGGCATGCCTTATGGTCTGTACAAGGGCGTGACCAGCGGCAAATACCTAGAGGGGAAAGCTCCGCAGATTGCGGACAAGGAAGCTGCTGCCTTTATTGAGCGAAATACCTACATACCTCGTTCTGAAACAGGGCGTGAAAACCTTGAAAAATTAAGCCGTTTAATGGAGCAGAGCAAGCTGCCTCCTATTATTCCTGAGGCAGTAGTATTGCAATCCATCCCTCGTGCAGCTGTTGCGTCTCAAGTAGAACGCACCGGCATGGCAGCCGAAAAGGCCTTGGAAAAACCCCTTACTGACGTGTTGAAAAAAGGCGGTAAAGGCGCAGAAATGTTGAAAGCCTTGAGCGCGCCACCGTCGTATGCTGTCCGCCCAACCGGCAGCACAACCAGCATGAACAACCCTGCGGTGAATTCTAAACTTGAGCGTTTAATTGCTGACGGTCTCCGAGGAGATGGCATAGAAAGAACCACCGATGGCATAGAAAATTTCTGGAACGTAAAGGCGCGGAACTACTTTGAAAAGCAGTTTGGAACACCTAACGATCCGGTTGCAGAAGGACTTAAAACAGGCCGCATTAAAAGCGGGGCGACGCAGGACACTGCGGCCTTCCCTAGTTATCTCACGGACCAGTTGACCGTAGGGAAGACCCGCACAAGGGAGGGCGAGCGTCCTGCAGCCGCTTTTGTAGGACCTGGTGCACCAGCAACTCGGTTCTTTCCTAAATACCCACAGGCGATGGAAGAGTTCACTGCCCGTTACGACACGGCCACTGGCTTAAAAGGCAATTTAATATCCAAGGAGCCCGGAATGGGCCATGAGACCTACCCCAACATGCTTAGTCCGCTTGGAGAAACGCGCGCAATTCAGTCAAGGGACACGGCCCGTGAAATGCTGGCGGCTCAAGGGGTTCGTGACGAGTTAGCAAACCCAAACATAGAACTTACTGCCCGTTCCGAAACGGACCCAACCCAATCTACAGGCTATTCTCCTCAAGCAAAAGAACTTTTAGAAGCCTATGAGAAATCTAAAGAAAAGCCCTCAATATTGTCTCGTTTAGGGCTTACACCTGAAGCGGAACCGGCCAAAACACTGTCTCAGTCTGTTCTTACGGCCATAGAAAAAGGCGAGCCAATTTACGACACCACCGGCATAAAGCCTCCTTTAAAAAGTTTGTTTGATCCCGCAAAAATTAACAAGTATTTAGAGACCTTGCCAGAGCGTGAACTTAAAAATGTCCGGTTTGAGGATGTGGTCCAAGGCGCTAACAAGATGTTTGCGGAGCAAGATACTTTTAAGGCCCTTGCGGATCGCATACGAAGTGGCAAGAGCGTGCCGGACAAGGTATTTTCGGATGGTGTCAGCAGCCCACTTTTGCAGTTTGACAAGAAATCAGGGTTTGATGGGTTTGCTTGGAAACGTCTTGAGACACCAGAATCCACCGTTCCGGAAGGCGCGTACCTTGGCCATTCTGTCGGCGGCTACAAACTAGGCGGCCCTACCTACTCAAAAGAAAAAATGCAAGGCTTCAAAGAGGGACGCTACGAGGTCTATACTCTACGTGACAACCGTAATAGACCGGTGACTACTGTAGAGGTCCAAATGCTAGATGAGGTTACTCCTGCTGTCCTACAAATTAAGGGCAACGGACGCGCCACCGGCAATGTTCCGGCGGAAAACTACGATCGGCTGGTGCTGGACTTTTTTGAGAATTACTTGAACCCGGTCCAAATATCAGAGAAGGACGCGCTTCTTACGCCGTTGCTACAGCAATACAAAGAAGGCATAAACGCCAACTTTAAAATGCCTTAAAGACAGGAACATACATGGCAATCGAAAAAGCAATGAACCAGCTGCCGTCACTAGAAGTAGTGATAGGTGGTGGTGGCATACCAAAACCTCAGGCAGACATTGAAATCATCATTGAAGAAGATGGTGGTGCAATCATTGAGATGGGTGAGCAAGACGCGGAGGAAGTCGACTTCTACGGCAACCTGGCAGCGGTCATTGAGCCGGACATCTTGGCCCAAATCGGCATTGAGGTGTCCTCTTTGTTTGATGCCGACAAGGGCTCTCGCTCCGAGTGGGAGTCCATGTACGCCAAGGGCCTAGACCTTTTAGGCTTTCGCATGGAAGAGCGCACCAAGCCCTTCCGTGGCGCGTCGGGCGCGACCCACCCAATGTTGACCGAGGCCATCATTCAGTTCCAAGCACAGGCCTTCAAGGAGCTGATGCCCGCTGGCGGCCCTGTCCGTTCGCAGATCATGGGCAAAGAGACTGTGGAAAAGTTCCAACAAGCCGGCCGTGTGCAGGACTTCATGAACTACCAGATCACTACGGTGATGGAAGAGTACACACCTGAGTTTGACCAGCAGCTTTTCTACACTGGCTACGGTGGTTCGACCTTCAAAAAGGTCTACTACGACTATCAACTGGGCCGCATGGTGTCAAAACTGTGCTTGGCAGACGATGTTTACATCCCGTACAACGGATCAAGCGTTGTTTCCCAGTGCCCGCGCCTGACTCACCGCATTGCAATGGACTCAAACGAGTACCGCAAGCGTGCTTTGGCCGGTGAATACCTTGACGTGGCCCTTGATACTTACGCTTCGCCTGCTGACGCAAGCCAAATTCAGGAAGCAGTCGACAAAGTTACAGGCATTCAGCCCACTGACGACGTCGGTGAGGTATTTTTGCTTGAGCAATTGGTCGATCTGGACCTCACAGGCTTTGAAGACATGGACGAAGACGGCGAACCGACCGGAATCAAGCGCCCATACGTAGTGACTCTTGCTGAAGACACCCTTAGGGTGGTCGGAATTCGTCGCAACTGGAAAGAAAACGACGAAAGATGCACTCGCCGCAACTATTTTGTGCACTACGTGCTGGTCGAGGGCCCTGGGGCCTACGGCTTGGGGTTTGTGCACCTCATTGGAGGTTTGGGTAAGGCCGCTACAAGCGCTTTGCGCCAGCTGATTGACGCTGGCACGCTCGCTAACCTCCCTGCAGGCTTCAAAGCCCGTGGCGCGCGGATCGCGGACGACTCTAACCCAATCCAACCAGGCGAATGGCGTGACATTGACGCCGGCGGGGCAGAACTTGCCGCCTCTTTGTTGCCATTACCCTACAAAGAGCCGAGCCAAGTGCTGTTTGCCCTGATGGGCTTCTTGGTGGACTCAGGCAAACGCCTGTCCAGCACTGCCGACATGCAAGTGGGCGACGGAAACCAGTACGCACAGGTGGGAACTACCCTTGCGCTGCTTGAACGCGGCTCTATGGTCATGTCCAGCATCCACAAACGCTTGCACTATGCGCAGACGTTGGAGTTCCGCCTGCTGTTCGAGGGCTTTGGCCAGTACATGCCGGACGAGTACCCCTACGACGTACCAGGTGCCAGCCGCAAGATCAAGAAAGCAGACTTTGACACCATGGTGTCGGTGCAGCCCGTGGCTGACCCCAACATCTTCAGCTCTGCACAGCGTATCCAGCTGGCCCAGATGCAATTGCAGCTGGCCCAAAGCGCCCCGAACATGCACAACATGTACGAGGCCTACTACCGCATGTATGCAGCGCTGAACATCCGTGACATTGACGGAGTGCTACTGCCACAGAACACCAACATGCCTCGCGACCCTGCGTCCGAGAACAGTGACGTGCTCAACGGCATGAAGCTCAAAGCATTTGCTGGCCAACAGCACGACGCGCACATTGCAACGCACTTGATGATGGGCATGTCGCCTATTTTGCAAGCCAACCCAATGTCTGCAGCTGAGTTGCAAAAGCATATCTTGGATCACATTCGTCTGCGCGCAGAAGAGGACATGGAAGTCGAGCTGTTCAAGCAGTATGGAACCGATCCGGATCGCATGGTCTCTGCCATCCAAAGAGAAGGCATGGTCGCTATCAACATTGCCATGGGCATGAAGGAAGTGCGCGAAATGCAAGACAAGTTTGCGGGTGGCGAAGGACCTGATCCCTTGGTGCAGATCAAGGAGAAGGAAATTGCCCAGCGTGCAGAGGCAGACAAGGCGCGCATTGGCCTTGACCAGCAGCGCTTGGCCTTGGATCAGCAGAAGGCACAGCAGACTAACCAAGTTAACCAGCAGAAGCTGCAGTTGCAGCAGGAAAAGGTCAATCAGACCCAACAACCAGGAGGCCGATATGCCGCTTAAAAAAGGTTCCAGCAGGAAGACGATTAGCTCCAACATCGGAGAGATTGTTCGCGACTACAAACAAGACGGAATGATCGGTACCAGCAAGCCAAAGAGCAAAGCTGCTGCCGTAAAACAAGCCGTTGCCGTTGCTTACAGCAAGGCAGGAAAAACTAAGATGGCCAAGGGCGGGGGCGTGGAAACTCCAAAAGGAGTTCAGGGTCCCTACAAGATAGTAAAAAAGAAAGACGGCAATCGCCCCGTTAAGATATACTAATTCGTGAGTAAGTGCTATCAGACGGGGCCTTGTACCGTCTGCTTTTCATGGAAACACCATGCTTGAATTTGCAGAAGCAGTTCTGAAGGAAATCAGGAAACTCCAAGATCAATCTAAACAGATTGTCTTGAAC